TCCTGACAATGGCCACATCTTCCATCAGCACCTTCACGCTGGTGGGGGTCAGCACGATGTCGTCATTGGCCACAATGCACGATGACCAGTCCTTGAGCGCTGCCGTGATCACCTCGTTATAGTCCTCGCCAAAGTTCCTTGGCTGGCCATAGATTTTGTAGTCAGCTTGGAAATTCTCAATCACCGACTCAGGGCCACGCAGATAGACCGGACACTCTGGCGCATATTGCCTGATACTTTCTAGCAATACGGCCAGACCATGGCCTTTGACAGTGGCAATGACAATCGGACAAATCATTTCTTCGCCTTATTTCTTGCAGATATTGCAGCCGCCTTCGCCTTGGCATCGGCCTTGGAGCTTGCACCCCATGCTTTCAATGACAGCAGCAGCCTGGTCGGCTCGCCACCCTTCATCTCAGGACCAGGCATATTGCCCATCCGCGCCAAGAATGATGCGCGTCTTGGGTTATCGCCAGCCTTGACTGGCGCCTTCAAGTTCATGCCCTCGGCCTTTGCACTGGCACGGCCCTTGGCATTTAAGCCGCCAGAGGGTGACTTACCCTCTTTACGCTGCCAAGCCGGTGTCTTCATTTCTTTGGCTTCTTGGCAGTCTTGGCCGCGGCCTTGAAGTCAGCAGCTGATGGCGCTCCCTTTGCACCAGGCTTGCGCATCTTCTCTTTGCTGCCTGCTTTGATGCGCTCTTGCTTGGCGTGAATGTTTGCGTATAAACCTTGTTTCATGACATCTCCTCGGTATCAGTTTCTTCGCCCGTATTCGGCCCACCGACCACCCATGCATCGCACGTTCTGCTTGCTGCGCACTTGAAATCAAAGATTTCGCAGTAACCCAGATCGGCCAGCTTGATTGTTCCCCACGGGTCAGCTTCCATGCCAATGCCTTGCGCAATGCACTCTTTGAGCTTGTCAGACACGTTGAATGCCGCGCAGTTACCGCATAGGCTTTGCTTTGCGTCATCCATGCTCACATCCCACTGGTCAGCCTTCTTGCGCCAAAAAGCCTCATTGGGCAGTTTGGGATTCTCAGGACCATAGGCCGCGCTGGTGATTGCCTTGGCGCGGTTTTTTAGGTTGAGGGTAATGTCTTGCGTGGGCATGGGGCAGTTCTCGCCTGCGCTCATGTCCTCGCCCTCTTCTCGGTCCATGACCTGTTCCATGGTGCGTTTTAAAGTAGCCATTATTTTTTCGCCTTATTCTTTGCTGTGCGCTGACCGCGCATGGGCATCTTCGCTTCACTCATTGCAATGGCAATGGCCTGTTTAGGATTCTTAACAATTTTGCCAGTTCCACCGCTGTGGAGCTTGCCGGCCTTGTACTCACCCATCACCTTGCCGACCTTCTTTTGCGCTTTACTCATTGCCTTCATAGGTTTCCCCCATTGGTTTGTCAATACCCGAATTATGCAACCCTGACTAGGTTTCTGCGCAGGGGTTGGGACCACTTTCCTGATCCGCTTGAGCCGTACATTCCCGCCACCGCGTCACTGGCAAATGTCAGGACAAAGGCATCGGCCTTGTCTGGGCTTGGCAATCCTCTCCTCTTGATCTCGTCTTTCCCCTCGATGGCGATCTTGCCGTTTGAAGTGAATGAGTACCGCACTGTGGCCAGTTCAGCAATCAGCACCTCATCCTTTGGCATCTTGCAATCTCTGGCTTCCAGCCAAGCCCTTGCTTTGTACCAAAGTTCAGCCTTCAGATTCCTGTAAGTTCCACCCATCGCGGGTGATTCACTCACATTGATCCCTCTGGCCGGCAGGCCCAGCTCTCTGAGCCGGTCCACCACGCCAGCCCCAAGTCCAATGCTATCGACCAGAATCTCTTTCGGCTGCTGGCTTGGTGGCAGCGCCTGATACTCGGCCACCACCGCGCCAGTCAATTGCATCAAGTCCAAATTTTTCCATGTCCGAATATTCTCTGTGACCGCATTCCCTTGGCGCTTGCAGAGGGCCGACCGGTCACTTCCAAACCGCGCCACATCCAAGCCCCAGAGCATGGGCGCGTAGTCACTGGGCGCGACATCCCGATTTACCGCGCTCTCTAGTAGGTCCATGGCAATGACAGTGTCGTCATCCCCCTTGGGGAATTCACCGATCACCCTGATCCGGTAGACGTTACTCTCCTCGCCATAGCGCATGGCCATCTCTTTGACGTACTCATCCGACACCCGTGGCGAGTCAGTACACGCCACTTGGAATGTGGTCCACTCATCAGCCAGGCGCGTGTGGGTGTCGTAGAAAAACCCACTAGACCTCACCGGATTCCCCAGTAACAGCGTCACCGCGTTATGGCCCGACATCGATCCAGCTGCGGCCTCGAACACTTGCTCTGGCACACCAGAAGCCTCATCGGCCACCAGCATCACGTTCTCTGAGTGAATCCCCTGCAAAGCCTCTGGCTGCTCGGCCCGACTTGTCCTGGCCGAAATAAACATCTCAGTCGGTGCAGCATTGAATTCAATCCTCTCTTGCTTGACAGTCAACAACCCCTGCAAAGGCAAAGGCATCGCATTGATCCAGCGCTTTAGCTCTGCAAACATCGCGTCATAAAGCTGAGAGCTTGTCGGTGCAGTCACCACCACCTTGACAGGACTCCTGGTCATAAAGTACCAGAGCATGGCCCAGCTGCTTGCCGTACTCTTGCCCACCCCGTGGCCAGACCTAACCGATATCTTCCTATCCCCACGGGCAATCGCCCCAAGAAACTTCACTTGCCATGGGTCAGGGTCCACACCAAGAACCTCCCGCACAAATAGCACTGGATCAGGCTGATACCTCTCCACCCATAACGCAAACACATTTTCTTTACTCATGGGTGGATCGTCTCATAGATGGCCCATGCCTTGGGACTCATCGCCCATCTGTGCGCATCTAGCTCATCAGTCCTGACCAAGATCAGCAAGTGATACGTCATCGCCAAATCAAACCTATCCTCATTGATCGCTTCCATCATCCGGATTTTCAAATCCAGCAACATCACACTAAGATGCAGCGCTGTCAACAAATCAGTCATCTCATCCTCACTTGCTTTAAGTTCTTACTGGTCTCCCGATTGGTCCAGCATGATGCACAAATCCATCTCGCTGCACTCATCTGCACACCACCCTCTGGCGGCTTTTTCTCTTCGCACTTATTGCACAGCTGCAATTTGTGCCCATGGCAGTTGCCGTTCAATCTCACATGATTGTTCACAAAATTACTCTTCATACCCTTGCCGGACAATCTCTGCCCTGGTTGCAGTTGCCATGGCATGGTGGACATTTCCGATCAATAAAATCATAGTCATTCACCCATGTCCTTAGTGTTAGACCACAGGCCGGACCAGTGGGTGGTGTTTCTCTCTCTTCTGGTTTCATTGAATATCTGTATATTGCCCATGCAATAATCAATACATTGAGTATTAATATTGAATAAACAATAATCACTGTATTCTCTGCACTTTATTATGTGGGTGCGTTAACCACTTATCACCCAATATTCTTAATGCCTTAATATATTGACGCTGATTATGTCTATTCGTGCTATTAGGCACATAATCGACATTAAACAAATATCTGACCTTAGTTAATAAACTGATGTTCATATTACTCCCACAATCTGGTTGATATCGACCCATGCGTGCCAGACAATCGTACTGTCTGGATTCGTCAGGGTGCAAAACATTTTGCCGTCTTTCACCTCATCAGTGTCTAAGACGATCCACTCTTGGCCTTTGATTGTGACTGTTGCCTGCTTTGTTTTCATGTTTTAGCTCCGTTGTTTGTGGAGTTGACATTTTTGCACAATTTGCGTTAGTTGTTACTTTTTTAAAAAATTTTTTTTGTAGGTGTTTAGTGCCGCCACTGTCGCCCCCGCCAAGCCGGCCAAGGGGGGGGTCGCGGCCACCGACCGCCAGCCGACCACCGCTGGGTTATCCACGCTTTTTGGCCAACCTTATCCACAGATTCCTGTGCATAAGTAGGCTTGTAATACTTTGATGCACTTAATTCTGTGGATAACGACTTATCCACTTAACATAATGGTCGTTGTATAAAGTGACTGAATCATTTGGTATTCGTTTATGCAGAATCGTCTAGTGATACGACAGATCGCTTGCGCAGTGCATCCAGCGCCATGCTTCCAAGGTCGATATTGACCAGGGGTTGCTGCTTGTCACCATACTCGTCTGGCGCCTGCTTAGAGGCCAGCCAGCGCCTTGTGTCCACCCGTAGCTTGGCCACTTGTGCCTCTTGAGGGCTTGCCGCGTCTGCAATTTCGAGGGTCTGCTCTGCTAAACTTCTCCCACCTCGCGTGCGTGCGCGTGCGAGGAGTTCTCCCCGCTTCGCATCTTTTTCGATCCATTTGTAGAAGCCACCGATGCTTATGTCCAGAGACTTAATCACTGAATCGGTTGTTTTCCCTTGTGAGATATGGTCAAAGAGCATAGCCTCACCACCAAATGCGTGAATTTTCTTATTGATTCCTGACATCTCTTTGCGCTCGATTGCAGCCTGGTCACGCAATGTGAGCTGGCGCTCGACAATGTTGTCGGCAAGTTCACTCAATGTGTTTGCACTCTTCTTTGGTTTTGCCATTCAGATACTCCTCGATTGTTTTGATTGCTTCGGCAGCTGATCTGGCGACCACTGACCGATACCCTTTTGCATTTAACTGCAAACCCACAGCGCTTTGTTTGGCTGAGACCACACCGGCCTTGGTCTTCATTTCCACAAATAGCGCATGAAACCCGTTTTTAGGCTCTAGAACGCAAAGGTCGGGCATCCCTGCCAATACCCCTTCAGAATGCAATCTGACGCGCTCTGAGGCCGTTCTATCGCCACCATTGGGTATTGCCGCAATGATGCAGTCCGGATAGAACGCTCGAAAGTATTGCACCACCTTGACCTGGTCAATGTGTTCAGTGTTTTTTCTTTTGCGCTTTACGTCAACCACCATTCCTCGGATTCTACTGCCGAGGCTTTGGCTTGGAACAAGTGACATCGATGTTTGATGTCGGTCGGAAATGCGGCAAGGCCAGTTTGGCTGCACTGGTGTTCGGACCATGTGACTGTTGCCCATCCACCTTTGACCTTTGCATGGTCAAACATCCATTGCAGTGGCTTTGCGTTGACCTTTCGGTGTCTTTCCATTTGTTCGGCTGGCATCGACTGGCGCTGCTCCACTTCTACCGCTTTACTGCACTGATGGCAGAAAACGCGCTCATCTTCGACCCATTTGTCAGATTGTGGATAACCTGTGGATAACTGTTCAACTTGTTGGACCATTGCTTTTCTCCAAAAAGGGTCAAAAGTAAACCGGTATGGGTTAAGGAAATCTACCGGTTTACCTGTTTACTTTTCACTATCCCAAAACTGACCAGATTGGCCTGTGGATAAGTGGGTCTACGACCCCCACTTATACCAACAGACCTGCCTTTATCTAAACCGGTATACCGGTTTACTACCGGTTTACTACCGGTTTACCGGTTTACTTTATTTGAACCCATCCACTGCTTGCTTGGTCCAATGCAAAGCGCTGAAATATGGCCGCGCTGACGGCCTTTCTTGCATAGCTTTGGTCGGCCACTGGCACGGCCTGATAGATATCAGCCCACTCCAGCTGGTGCATTGATTGCAGTTCTTTTGGGACACTTGGCCGGCCAGAGCCTCTGCGCATGATGACCGCGCCTTTGGCATTGATGATGGACTGGACAAAGTTGCAGGCAGCATCACACGCGTCTTGGACTTGCTGCTGTTTCTTGTCGTTCTGCCGGTCGTTGGCTGCCTGCCTTCGGTCATCTTCCGAGGACATGGCTGGAACGACCAGCAGCACCATCTGCTCTTGAATGTCCCCATCTTCATCCAGCACAGTGTCGGCAAAGACATCACTTTGGAATTTGATTTCTCTGAAGTTGGGCTGGTATCGGGTTTTGACCAGACGCATATAGCGGGTCTTGGTCTCATCTTCAAACAGAATGCCGGTGAGGGTTGCATCACCAGTGAATGCAGAAGCTCCACGGGCTGTGGCATCTGAGTCTGACTTGCTGATGGTCTTGTTGGTATGGGTAATGATGCAGACTGGCGTGTCAAGTTGGATGTAGATGGTCTGCTTTAGGGCGGCAATGTATGAGCCGACTTCTGAGTTGTCATTCTCATTATCAATATCCATTGTCGCGTTTGCAGTATCAAGAACCAATAATGGCCGGACATTATCTATTGTGTGGTGAATCACATTATGTGCAAGCATGAGTAAATCCTTCACATTAGATCGCTTGGCATCGATGATGACAAACCACTGGGATAATGCTTTTGAATCAATACCATAATGGCGTGCATAGCCTGTCAGGGTTCTTTCGACTTGGTCACTGTCTTCAGTCACTATGATTGTTTTGCGTTTCTTGGTGGCTGTGAGTTCGCAGTCCTTGGCCTGTAAGCCTGCCATGACCATGCATAAAGAGATGACCGCTGTGGTCTTGCCAATGCCAGGCTGACCGGCCAGCACCATGAAGCTGTGGGCCCAGAAGCCTTTGACCATGTAGCGGATGGGCTTGATCTGGCCAATGGTCAATGTGCGCTCTGGCCAGCCCTGTGGTGCTTGGTCTAGTGCAGGCATGGTCACAGACTGGATCACCGCTGCAAAGTCTTCCACCGCGCTTTTTCTTTCGGCCTGCTTGGTTGGCGGCTCCCACCCACAATCTTTGGCGTGCTTGAACAGTGTGCCAATGCCAACACCTTTGCCCTGGTGAAAGCTCTTCCAGTGAGTCTCTATGTCTTTTGTCCCTGCAAACTTGTTGCCGGCCATGGACCATGTCATCCATGGGCCAAGACCTGCTTCTCCGAATTCGGTATGCAGCGCTTGGCCCAGCTCGATCCACTGGTCATAGTCGCAGTCTGGGGAAATATGGTGCAAAGCCTTAACTGCGCGATCAAGGTCGCTGTCTTCAAGCCTTGAGCCTAATTGGGTGAAGTCAAATGACTGGCTTGGTTGTGCAGGCTTTGGCTCTTGCAGCTGGTGCTGCTCAATGATGCCCCAGTCCATTAACAATTCATGCAAATTGACGGCCTCTTGGAATTCACCGACCACCGCATTGCCACTGAGTAGCACTGACTTGCCGGCACTGTTTGGCAGGCCAAATACCTCAAGCTCTTGGCCACCGCCTAGCTTGTACTTCGGCAGCACCTGGTCAGATTCTTTGGGTGGTTGGACCCATAAGAAGACATGACGGCCACGGCCTGAGACCGAGACCTCGGTCAGCATATTGTTGGCCTTGACATACTTGGCCATGCGCTGGATGGCCACATTGGTGGGGCCTGATGCGTGCTTCATGTCCACATCGAGGCAAACCAGATAATTGCCTGATGCGCTGATGATGGGGCGCTGCTGGACTAGGCCAAGATATTGGCCATGTGGGGCCTCTTCCATGGTCCAGACATCTTCAGCGTTATAGAGATCGCTTGGGTCTGTATCCCGTGCCACACCTTGGCCAGATCGCTTGTAGGGGATTTTTTTGGAGCCTTGCAGGGCAAAGGTGCAGAAGACGGCATCGGGGGCCACAGCGCCTATTTTGCAGGCCAATGTCTGGGACTGGTTGAACGTGTCTGACAGGGGTGTTTCAGTTAGAATTGGCACTGAAATTCCTTTAGTTTGGGGTTTCATTTGTTAGTTGCCATTTGACCTGATAGCGCGTAAACGCTGTCAGGTCTTTTCTTTTGGCAGGGATTGGATTCTATTCTTTCGCCTTTTCTTTGACTAGGGAAGATGCAGCCACCCTCTCACCTACTAGGTCTTCGCTGACCTCGACCCCAAGTTTTAAGACAGCACTGGGGCTTTTGAGTTCCCACGCAATGAGCAAGTCTTTGAATGCTTCTTGGACCAGCGCCTCATCCTTCCAAAACTTGGTCTTGCGGCCAATGCGCATGGTCCAGCCTTGGATTGACTTGCCACTGGCCAACTGCTCTTTGGCGGCAGACTGCACAGCATCGGCCCATGCGGCCATCAGGACAGCGTCATCGAGCATCTCAGGGGTAATGCTTGTGTCAGGCAGAAAATCGTTCCTAGCGACCTCTTGGACCTTCTCACGCATACTGGGGCAAATGGTCTTGGCCTTGCAGTACCGGCAGGCATCAGGGCTTGGGTTGGTTGGTGCATCGCTTGAGAGCGCCAGCTCTGCTGCTGACAGCAATCGCCTGCCATGCAAGTTCAAGTAGTTTCCAGACACTGTCCACTTGCTGTGGCCCACCCGCGGCTGGAATATGTGCATGGTGCAAGTGATGCTGCTTGGCGCTTTGAGTTGCCTCATGGCGCCCAATGCATAAGTCAGCAGCTGCTTGTTGTCTGTGGCATCCACGGCCACACGGCCCGTCTTCAGATCGATGACATGGAGATGGTCCCCATCGACCAGAATGGCATCAGCCGTGCCGCCAAGCGCTGGGTGCAGAGACTTCAGACCCTCATCGAGATTGACCTCAATCAGCTTTTTTCGGGGATTTTCGACCAAGTTGTTGACAAAGTCGGCATAGCTTTGGGCCATGGCCACATGGTCTGGATCAGTGCCGGCTGGCACTTCTTTGCCAGACAGAATGATCTCTGAAAGCTCATGGATGGCAGTGCCAATGGCAGCCGCCTCACCTGCTGGCTCATAGGGCATGAGGGATTCGAGGCGATAACTGCCTGGGCATTGCATGAATCTGTCTGTGCGGGATGCTGAGAGGCGAGCGTGTTTTCTGGTTTCGTGTTGCATGGTTTCTCCTGGTTAAATGATTTGATTGACAACATTGAGCTTCTTTAGCACCTTGGCCAAGACATTGTGGTCCAGGCTTGCCTTGATGGTCAGAATGTAGATGACGGGTGGAATACCTGACTTGTTGATGTTTTCCACACGGCTTGATGCCTGCTCCAGTGCTGATGTGGACCAAGTGCATTCGACAAAGACAATCGTGTCGGCAGCGGATAGGTCCACACCTTCAGACATGGCAGCAATGTTGCCAATGATGCATTTAGTCTGGCCAGACTGGAAATCTGCAATAGCCTTGTCGCGCTTGGCCCGTGATGTTTCACCCGTGATGACCACTGGTTTGTGGACCATGAGCAATTTTTCCAGCTCGGCCACTACATCCTTATGGTGCGCAAAGACCACCACCGGCTCTTCGGCCTGGAGCAAGTCATCAATAAAGTCGGCAGCGTATTGCACCTTGCGCATCCCAGCTTCCCGCATGATCTCGGCCAAACCTTCAAAGGCCAGCAAGGCATTGGGGTTGGCCATCAAGGCATCGGCATCAAAGGCTTGCTCCCGCTTGTCATTGGCCAGATCAAAGGTGATCAGTGACACTTGCGGGTCTTTGTAGTCTTTGAAGATGTTTTCTTTTTTGCGTCTCAGCACATGGGGCTTCATCAGCTCTTTCAGCTCGACCAGGTTAGACGCGCCACTGGTATCTAGGCCCCAAGGTGCATTCCAGAGCTTGGCGTAACGGGCCGCAAAGTCAAACCAGCCGCCCCTGTAGATGCCAAGGCCGTGCAGGATGGGCCACAGCTCGATGGGCCGATTTGGGATGGGTGTGCCACTGAGTGCATAAACATGGCCAATCTTTTTCATGGCCAGCATCGCAGCCTTCGTTCTTTGGGCTTTTGGATTCTTAATCCTGTGGCACTCATCCAAAACCAGTGTGTTATATCTGTCCACTTGCGTAACACCATATTGCAAGACATCGTAGTTGATGATGGTGATATCTGCACTATTTACCTCTGAAGCCTCACGTTTTCCATTGACCACATGGACTGAGACGTTGGGGGCCAGCCGAGCAAATGCAGACTCCCAGACTGTCTTGGCAATGGCAGGGCAAACGATCAGGGCTGGTAGGTTTTCAAGTGCAGCAGCTGCTGTGGGTAGCGTCTTACCAACACGGGGCTGGTCGGCCAGTATGGCCCTGCGCCTGGACAGCAAGAAGAGCTTGGCCTCTTGCTGATGGGGGAATAGTTGCATTTCGGTTTCCTCGTTTTAAGTTGTTGCGATCATATCTGCATTTGTGCTAAAGTGCAATTTCTGTTTGACGACAGAAACGTAAAAACCTAAACCCTTAAAAGGAAAAAACCATGACCAGAGTCGTAACCGGCAAAGTTCGTTTCTCATACTTCTCAGCATTGACTGCTCGTAAGAATGAGATGAACGGCAAAGAAGAGTTCTCAACGCAAGTGCTTGTCCCAAAGACAGACCTTGACACTGTGAACCAATTGAAAGCGGCAGCCAAGGCCGCATTAACCGCCAAATTTGGGGACAAAATCCCAAAGACTGTACGCAATCCCTTGCGTGATGGCGATACAGAAGTCAAATCCGATGGATCACCACTGGGGCCAGAGTATGCAGGGCATTACTTTTTCAACACCAAATCCACCAATAAGCCTGGTGCAGTGGATGCCCATGGCCATGACATTCTTGGATCACAAGATATTGTCTCTGGCGACTATGGCCGCGTGTCTTTGAATGCCTATGCTTATGACCAGGCAGGCAATAAGGGCGTGTCGTATGGTTTGAACAACATCATGCTCTTGGCCAAGGGTGACTCGCTGGGTGGTGCAAAGCCATCGGCTGCCAGTGACTTTGGCGTGGTGGCCGGTAAAGCGCCAGCTGCCGAATCAGTCGATAACGACTGGTGATTTGTCGATCAGCTTCTCAAGCGCCAAGTGCAATTGATTGACTGATGTCCACAATGGCTCCACAGTTCCAGACAGCCACCGGCTGACTTGGGACTGCTGGATGCCAGCCTCATCGCACACCG